AAGTTGTTCAACAAAGCCAAAGGCGGCGATACGGCGTCAATGATCTTCTGGCTGAAGACGCGCGCCGGGTGGCGTGAAAAGTCTGACGTGAACCTGATCAGCGAAGATCGGAGCATGTCACCCAAGGCCGCGCTGGACCTGTCCCGCCTGTCACCTGAAGCACTGGCGGAAATTGTGGCGCTTGGCGATGCACCTGACACCGCTTGACATCATTGCCGCCGAGAAAGAACTGTGCCGCCGATCACTGGCGTACTTCGCACAGCGCGCCTGGCACGTCCTAGAGCCGTCCACGCCGCTCAAGTGGGGCTGGGCGCTGGACGCTATCTGTGCGCACCTGGAAGCCGTCACGCGGGGCGACATCAACCGCCTGCTTATGAACGTCCCGCCCGGCACCATGAAGTCGCTGTTGACCGGTGTGATCTGGCCGACATGGGAATGGGGCCCCAAGGAATTGCCGCACATGCGCTTTCTCGGCACGGCGCACAAGCAAGACCTGGCCGTACGGGACGCAATGAAATGCCGCCGCCTGATACAATCGGAATGGTATCAAAAGCGCTGGCCGATGAATCTGATGGCCGACAACAATGCCAAGCTGCGTTTTGAAAACGACAAGACTGGATTCCGGGAAGCTATGGCCTTTGAAGGCATGACCGGCAGTCGTGGCGATAGGGTTCTGATCGACGATCCGCACAGCGTTGCGGATGCCAACAGCGTCCAGAAACTTGCCACAGGCGTCACGACATTCAGGGAAGCCCTGCCGTCCCGTGTCAACAATGAAGATTCTGCAATTGTGATCATCATGCAGCGACTGCACGAGTCTGACGTTTCATCCGTGGCGATTGATTTGGGATACACCCACCTTTGCCTGCCGATGCGGTTTGAAGCCGACCGCCGATGCTCCACGCCGTTCTACACCGACCCGCGCACGATCGAGGGCGAACTGTTGTTTCCTGATCGGTTTCCCGAGGAACAAGTGGCGGATCTTGAAAAGACAATGGGCATCTATGCCAGCGCGGGTCAGCTTCAACAGCGACCCGCACCGCGCGGCGGCGGCATGTTCAAGCGGTCAGATTTCCGCGTCATCCATGCCGAGCCTGCGGGGTATCGGTGGGTGCGGGGTTGGGACCTGGCCGCAACTGACGATCCCGGAGCGGCCCGGACCGCTGGCGTAAAGCTGGGAATCGGCCCGGACAACCGCCTATGCATCGCCCACGTTGTCAAAGACCGGGTAAACGCTGCAGGGGTTGAACGGCTGCTGGGCAGCACGGCGGCGGCCGATGGGCGGGCGGTCCGGGGCTCAATCCCTCAGGATCCCGGGTCCGCTGGCAAGTCTTGGGCTTTACATCTTCTCAAATCGGCGCTGATGGGTTACAGTTACACGTCAAGCCCTGAAACGGGCGACAAAGAAACGCGCGCAATGCCCCTGGCGGCACAGGTTGAGGCCGGGAACGTGGACATTGTGGCAGGCGATTGGAATGGTGATTTTTTGGACGAAGCTGCTACATTCCCAATGGGCAAGTTCAAGGACCAAATTGACGCCGCGACCCGCGCGTTCGATATGCTTCAGGTAAAAGACAATTCATGGGCTGGAACAATATGAGTATCATGGACGGCCTGCGCAATCTGGTCGCCAATCTCGGAACAGACCGGGACAAGGCGGCGCATACCCATTATTACAACACCACAATTGCCGATGATCAGCTTGTCGCGATGTATCGCACCAGCGCCATTGCCCGTAACGTGGTGGACCTGCCCGCTGAGGATGCGACCCGCGAATGGCGCGAATGGCAGGCGGACGCGGAACAGATCACCGCGATTGAAGCTGAAGAAAAGCGGTTGGGCTTGCAGGGCAAGACGATGCAAAACCTCAAGCGCGCGCGGCTGTTCGGCGGCGCTGCAATCTATATCGGCACGCGGGACCTGGACGCATCAAAGCCGCTGGACCCGGCCCGGATCGGCAAGGGTGGGCTGCAATATCTTGCGGTCTTGAATCGGTCAGAAATCACGGCCGGCCAAATACAGCGCGACCCGCGCCTGCCGGGGTTTGGCAAGCCTGTCATGTATACCATGAACCCCGCTACGGGCGCATCGGTGCCGATCCACCCAAGCCGTCTTGTTATTGCAACGGGCGAAGAAGTGCCAGACGATCGCTATTCCGCGCACCCTGGCTGGGGTGACAGCACGCTGAACGCCACGATCAGCGCCGTGCGGAATCTTGACGCCACCATTGCAAATATCGCATCGCTTGTATTTGAAGCCAAGGTGGACGTGATCGGGATTAACGGCTTCAACGAAGGGCTGCGCACCGGCGGCACGGAATATGAGGCTGTAGTCCTTGCCCGAACCAGCCTGACGGCGCGCGGCAAGGGCATCAACGGCGCGCTGCTTATGGACGCCGAAGACACATACGACCAGAAATCAGCCAGCTTTGCTACGCTGCCCGATATCATCGACCGCTTTATGCAGATGGTTTCGGCGGCGGCGGGCGTTCCGATGACTCGGCTGTTCGGCATTGCGGCGGCGGGCATGAACGCAACGGGCGCTGGCGATGAAAAGGTGTATTTTGACCGGGTAAGGGTGATGCAGACGCTTGATCTGGATCCGGCAATGGAAATTCTTAACGAGTGCCTGATCCGTTCGGCGCTGGGCAATCGCCCGCCCGAATTGCATTGGACTTGGCGCCCGCTATTCCAGCCGACCGCCAAAGAACGTGCCGACATGGGCAAAGTTCTTGTTGACAGCGTAAAAGTGCTTTATGACATGGATATCTTGCCACAAGAGGCGCTTGCGGATACAATCGTAAACACGCTGACCGAAAGCGGGGCGTTTCCCGGGTTGGAGGGCAAAGTGAAAGAGTTTTACGGCGCGGAAGGGGCAGACGAATGAAAATGACAGACGCCGCCACGCTTGGGTCCGTTCGGGTCACAGACGAGGGCTATCTGGTCGCCAATGTTCGCACCGCCCGCATCGGCACGCAGGATTATCTTGGCGTGGAGTTGGACCGGCCCGATCTGGACACGGTGACAGTTTACCGCGACGAGTCCGAAGTGTTCAGCAAGACCAGCCTGCAAACCTTTGGCTTGCTGCCGGTCACTGATGACCACCCCGCCGATCTGGTAACGGCTGACACGGCCCGCATGGTGTCGGTTGGCACCACAAACGAGGAAGTGCTGCGCGACGGCGATTATCTGCGCATCGGCATCAAGCTGACCGACGCCGCCACGATCCGCAAGGTGCAGGACGGCAAGCGCGAATTGAGCGTTGGATATGTGTCCGAACTGATCTGGGGCGATGGGATCGCACCGGACGGGACCGCGTATCAGGCGCGGCAAACAAACATCGTGGGAAACCACATCGCTATTGTGGCGGCCGGTAGGGCCGGGCCACTGGCAAGAATCGGTGACAGTCAACCAGGCACTGTAGCGCGGTGGGGCGCATCCCCTATCACATACGAAAAGGACGCTATCATGGCAGACGCCATCCAGACGCGGACAGTCCAGATCGACGGCCTTTCCGTCGTGACGACCGACGCAGGCGCGCAGGCGCTTGAAAAACTCATGAAGGACATGGCTTCCGGCGAAAAGAAAGCCAAGGAAGAAATGGACAAGAAAGACGGCGAACTGGCGGCCAAGGACGCAAAGATCGCTGAGATGTCCAAGTCGGTCCTGTCCGACGCGGATCTTGACGCCAAGGTCGCGGCCCGTGCTGATCTGATCGGCAAGGCCAAGGCAATCGCTAAGGACCTGGCAACGGCTGGCCTGTCTGACGCTGCCATTCGCAAGGCCGCTGTTGTGGCGGTGCTGGGCGATGCAGCCCTGAGCGGCAAATCCGACGCCTATGTCGATGCGCGCTTTGACATTCTGTCAGAGGATGCGGCCAAGGGTGATCCGGTCGCCGATGCGCTGAAAACTGGCGTGAAGGTTGCGACCGACGCGCGTGCCGAATACGTCAAGGGCCTCGGCACGGCCTATCTGCAATCCGTTGGCAAAGGAGCGTAAGCTATGCCCATTCAAGACGCATTCGGGGCCGCTGTTGCTGTCATGCCCCTTGGCTACGCAGGCATGATCGCCGAGGGCCAACAAGTCAAAGACGTTGCTTCCAAGCGCGTCACAACCGCCGTGGTCCCGTTCGGGCGCGCGGTCGGTTCCAGCGGCACAGACGCAGGCACATGCCGCCTCGGCGGTGTCGGCTTTGAAGGCATCGCAATCGCCGACAAGAGCCGCCTCAACGACGAATATATCGTCGGTGAAATGGCGGGTATCTTGCGCAAGGGCACGGTCTGGGTTGTTGCTGACGGCGCCGTGACAATCGCGGGACCCGTGACATTCACGGTCGCCACGGGCGTTATTGGCGCACAGGCCGTTGCCGCGGGTATTGTGGCGATTGCCGGTGCTAAATTTGAAACGGCAGGCGCTGATGGCGATCTTGTCCGTCTTTATCTGCCGTAAGGAGCAATAAAAATGAATATGCAGATCATGGACGCGCCCGCAGCTTTGGGCTTTGTCGTTTCGCAGCGCAGCCACATCGAAGCCGAGGTGATGCGCAAACCATATCCTACGATCCTCTACCCGCGCCTTATGCAGGTGGACACGTCGGCAAATCAATTCGCATCCTCCGTCACGTTCTTTACCCAGGACTCGGTCGGGCGCGCAAAGTTCATCAACGGTAAGGGCGACGACATCCCGCGCGTTGATGTCACCACGGGCAAGTTTGAAGCAACCGTCAACATGGCGGGCGTCATGTATTCCTACTCGATTGAGGAAATTGGTGCGGCGGCACAAATGGGCATGAACCTGCCCACTGAGGCGGCCAATGCGGCGCGGATGGCGTATGAGATGCTGGTCAACAGCACGGCGCTTATCGGCAACGCTGACATGGGTATTGAAGGGTTCTTCAATACCACGGGCATCACCAGCGTGGCAAGTGCTGCTGTCTTCGCATCATCCACACCGCAGGCCATTCTTTCCTTCATCAACGGCCTGTTGACCGGCGT